GCACGCTGGGCTGGACGCGGCGCTACTACTTCGCAGATGGCCGCCTCTGGTGCGGCGTGGGCGTGTATCACCCGCTGATGAACAACTTCGCCATCAAGGATGCAGCTGCCCCGGCGGGCAAGCTGCAGATTTCAAACCCCGACAAGTGGAAGGAAAACGGCAGCTTTCTGGCTGCTGCGGCCCTTTGGGGTGCCGGTGCTGATGTGATGGCGCTGCCTTCCCTGATCTTTGCCGCCGATCAAGTTGCTATTGACCCGGTGCACAAGCGGGCAAAGAACCCCAACGACCCGCCCACGGTGGTGGGCTACCGCCTACACGGCGCTCTGACCGTGGACAAGCTGCTGCGGGCTGAGGATGGGCACATCATCGGTGTGCAGCTGCTGCAGGGGGAGTGCAAAGTGGTATGGCAAGCAGAGTAATCGGCCGCCTGCCGGTGGTGTATTATCCGCAGACCGGCAAGCTGGAAGTGGAAAACACCGCGGAATTTGTGGAGAAACAAATCTACCAGCGTCTGGACGATCTGGCACACGGTCAGCCCCTGCACATCACCCTGACGGTGGAGCCGGTGAACAAAGCCCGCAGCACGGCACAGAACAGCCTTATGTGGGCGCTGCTCACCATCATGGCGGACCATTACAACGGCGGGCGCACCGGTGGCGTCACCCCGGAGGACTGCTATCTGGAGATGCTGGAGAAGTACGGTGCTAAGGTGGATTATCTGGAAGTCCCGGCGGGCGCTCTGGATATCCTGCGCGGCTGTTACCGCCTTGTCCATCTGGTGGAGATACTGGATGGCAACCGCTGCACGGTCAAGTGCACACAAGGCTCCAGCACCTTTACCACCGGCGAAATGAAAAATCTGATTGACGGGATCTTTGACCGCCTTGCAGAGATGGGCGTGAATGATCCCATGGTAACTGCCTATTGGCAGGAATGGAGTGAACAATGAAACGCAAACGCTTTTGCAAGCTGCTGATGGCTCACGGAGTCAACCGGAACACCGCACGGGGCTTGGCGCAGTGTATCAACGTCGCCCGGCGGTATGGCTTCATTGATGGGTTCACCATTAAATTTGTCAATGGCCAGAAGTATCAGGTCGATAATGTGCGCTCTTACCGCGAGGCTTATGAGAGCACGCAAAAGGATGGGGTGCCGCTTGTCTAAAAGCATCATACAGGCAGAAAAGGAGTGCTATATCTGCCGCCGCTGGTACGCCGTCAAGACCACGCGCGGGCTGGAGGAGCATCACGTCTTCAATGGGCCGCTGCGCAGCTTTTCGGAGAGGCACGGCCTCAAGGTCTGGCTGTGTCACCGGCACCACAATGAGCCGGGCCTGAGCGCCCACCACAATGCCACCTGTGCACAGACCTTAAAGGCCGTTGCGCAAGCGAAATATGAGGAACAGAACGGCCCCGGTGCACACGCTGCATGGATGGCCGCTGTTGGAAAGGACTATCTCAATGCTTAACGTTGTAGCTATCATGGGCCGCCTCGTGGCTGACCCTGAACTCCGCACCACCCCGGCGGGCGTGAACGTCTGTCAGTTCCGCATTGCCTGTGATCGTAACTTTGCCCGACAGGGTGAGCAGCGGCAGGCTGATTTTGTGGATATCGTGGCATGGCGTGCGCAGGCTGACTTTGTGTGCAAGTATTTTTCCAAGGGCAGTCTGATCGCCATAAATGGCCGCATCCAGACCCGCAACTATCAGGACAAGAACGGCAACAACCGCACCGCCTTTGCCGTGGTGGCCGAAAACATCAATTTTGGCGGCTCCAAGGGTACCAACAAGCAGGTGGACGAGGGCGGCGAAGCGCCTCCGGCGGGATATCGGCCCAGTGAGCCCGCGCCGGAGCATTCCGAGAGCGACGATTTTGCAGTGATCGACGACAGCGACGATCTGCCGTTTTAATGGAGAAAGGCAAACAGAATGAGAAAAGACGGATATGTTGTTGTTCAGCCGTGGATGGTAACGGACTACAACCTCAACGGCAACAAGCTCCTGATCTATGCCCTGATCTGGGGCTTCTCCCAAGACGATCAGTCTTGTTTCTATGGCTCTGTCAGCTACATCGTGGACTACTTCAAGCTGAGCAAGCGCGCCGTGCTGAACCTTCTGGGCGAGCTGGAAAAAGACGGTCTGATCCGCAAGTGGTCTGAGACAGTAAACGGCAGGCCCACAAACCGGTATGCAGCGCTTCGCCCGGCAGAGTGTTCGTCTGCGTCTGATGGGTGCAAAAAGTGCACTAGTGCAGAAAATGCACCGGTGAACAATGTGCACCCGGATAGGTGCAGAAAGTGCACCTCTACCGGTGCAGAAAGTGCACCCAAGAAAGAAAAAGAGAAAGCTAATAATAATCCCCGCGCAGGGGCGCGGGAGGAGCCGAGCAGCCTGACCGTTGCCGAGGTATTTGACGAGTTTTCCCGTGGTGCACCCGGCGGGTTGTATGACGCTCTGATGGACTTTGACCAGCACCGGCGTGAGCTGGCCAAGAAGGACAAGAAAAAGCTGTGGACGCCTCTGGTGGCAAAGAAAATCTGCAAGTCCATCAAGCGTCTGGTTGAAGAGTCGGGCGTTCAGGATCGCACCGGGTACGCCATTGCAATGCTGAATCAGAGCGTAGAAAACGGCTGGACGGGCGTGTTTGCCGTCAAGGATTTTGTGGACAAGGCCCCGACAGTACATAATGCGCAGCCTGCGCCGGATAAGCCCCGCAAAATTACCAAGGACATGACCCTTGCGGATTTGTTGGGAGGTATAAGCGCATGAGTGCCAGCAAGATCACCACGGCACAGCAGCATCAGCTGGCTGTGATCGGGGCTGCCATCCTTGACCCGGCGGCTTGCAAGGCTACCGTGGAGCGTCTGACACCGGCGATGTTTGAGGATGGCCCATACAGGCAGCTGTTTGGAGCTATCAAGCTGCAGCTGGATACCGGACATAACGTGGATGCCGTGATACTGGAGCGGATGCTGGGCACAGACTTCCGGCCTCTGATCGTGCTGGCAGCAGAGACCGTGCCCACCATCAGCCATGTGCAGGACTACGAAGCGCTGGTGATGGAGGACTACCGCAAGCGCCTGTTGGTGGAACTAGCCACCAGCGTGACACTGAGCGCAGCGGACGCAGACAGCATCTGCCGGGACATGAGCGAAGCCCTGAAAGTGCAGGATCACCTGCGCCGGGAGAGCGTGGACGCAAACGTCAAGGATTTTTCTGAGGTCTGGGACGAAACCATGCGATGGCTGCAAAAGCCAGACACCAGCGTCAAAATGGCATGGCACGAACTGGACGAGTTGGGACTGTTTGGGGAAAAGATGGTCACGGTGCTGGCAGGCCGTCCCGGCCACGGTAAAACAGACCTCGCTCTGGCTCTGGCCCTGCGCCTGAGCAACTGCGTCCAGACCTACTACCTGACCATGGAAGAGGATCGGCGCAAGTTGATGATGAGAACCATGTCCAAGCTGACCCGCATAAACAGCACACGCCTGAGAGACCGCAAGATCACCGAGGAGGAGCGGGAGAGCTTGAACAACGCTTTTGCCCTTATCAAGGGCCACACCGGTATGATTTACGATGACGGCACCCGCATGACCGTGGACGATATCCGCGCCCGCGTCATGAAGTACCGGCCCCGGATCGTCTTTATCGACCATATCGGCCTGATTGCGGACACTCAGCCGGGCCGCAAGGAGTATGAGCGACTGGCAGACGTGACCCGTCAGCTGAAAGAGCTGGCCATGGAAACCGGCATCACCATCGTGGAACTGGTGCAGCTGAACCGCAGCACCGACCGGAACGGTGGAGCCAAAAAGGCAGCGCTGGGAGATCTGCGCGGCTCTGGCACCATTGAGCAGGACGCGGATGCCGTCGTGTTCATCGAGAGCGAGGTTACAGGAGAGCGCCGCCTGCAGGGGCCGAATGATTATTTTGAGGTCAGTCTGCGGGTGAGCAAAAACCGAGAGGGCGAAACAGGCCGGGTGCCCATGTGGTGGCAGCCTCAGTATCATGAGTGGCAGCCCGCGCCTGATCCGTCCGAAAATTACAACGAGGATGATTTTATACCCGCAGACCATGAGGATGGCCCGGCGGGGTGGTAAACAGGAGATAAACGAAAATGGATTGTAATTCTTGTGAGGCGCGCCATAACTGCATGGCGGTAGTGGAGCCCGGTTCTATTGCGTGTATAGCTCACCTGCTGCATGAGGGCACTACAAAGGCGGCGGGGAACCCGTACCAGACACGAGGGGTGCCCAAGTTTTGCCCGCTGTGCGGCAGACCGCTAAAAGTCATTGGCACCGAGCGCTTTTGCAACAACGTCCAGTGCGAAAACAGATATGTTCCTATGGGGTGACTGGGCCATGGATGAAGTAAGATTGATTGATGCTAATACTGCCATGAATCATGCAGACAAGTGCTATAACGATTGGAACCTCGCTATGGCCGCCGCAGAAGGAACCCGCCAGATCAACATGGTTTACAAAAAGCAGGAGCTTTTCAAAGCCGTGAAGAAGGTTATTGAAAGTTGCCCGTCCATTGACCCCCGGACAGCCTGCAATTGCGGTGGCGTAAAACGGCAGAAGAGCCTCCCAAAGCGGAAGACGCAGATCCCCGGTCAGCAACAGTTCTGACTGTACAGACGGGAATTGGATTTGTAACCGCATGGGAATGGCACATTGTGGCTGACTTTCCAGAGGAATTTCCGGTCTGGATGCCCATGCCTAAACTGCCCTAACCGGTGCTATGGCAGAGCAGTGGGGAACTGAATAGAGGATAAAGGAGGATGCAGTCCGATGACCTATGAAGAAAAAAAGGAATGGCTACAACGTTACAAGGTAGCCCGGCAGCTGTTCGGCTTTCGTCTGCAGCAGTTGAAAACAGCAAAGACAGATGCCGGGCGCACAACTCAGAATATTTCTCCTATCCCCGGCGGGGCCGGTGACGGTCAAGCCCTGCCGAGGGCGGTTGAACGCATCCAAGAGGCAGAAGAACGCGTAACCGCTCAGGCTGCTATCTGTGACGAGATCTATGAGGAAATCATGGCAGCACTGAACACGCTGGCCGACCTGTGTGATCGTGATATCCTATTCCGCAAATACATTAAATTCCAGAGCTGGAGCGAAATAATGCAGGGGACAAACTTGTCGAGGAGTGCCGTGTTGGCTCACCACCGGCAGGCAATCGAGAGCCTACAAGTGAAAGGTCAGGACTAATCTGGACTAAAATAGACCAATCTGGACTAATCTGGACAAAAATGGACGAATCAGGACTTGAATGCACCTTAACCAGCTGATAATATTAAACTGCAAAAGCCGTAAGGAACCGGAGCACACCGGCCACCTGCGGCTTTTGTATTGCCCGGCTGACACAGAGGATCACCTTTCCCGACCAACAGCCTGAATGTACCAGCCGGGCAATTCTTATTTTGTTATCCGCGGCACTGTCAGGGTCTGCACCCCGGCGGGGTCATTGGATAAATATAGGTCATTGTAGCATCATCCTCAGTGCGTGGCAGCATACAGCCAAGCGGGCTCTATCCCATCCGGCCCAGTAAGCTGCCGCTGCGGGCAGCTGCGCACTGACCGCGAATCTCCTGCCGTTCGGATTATCCGGGCGGCTTTTTTGATACCCACAATTCAATCTTTTATCAAATGGAGGAAATGTATATGGAATTTTTCGCTTCTGCTGTTGACACTCTGAAAGTTCTCGTTATGGCTATCGGCTGCGGCCTCGGCGCATGGGGGATCGTCAACCTCTTGGAAGGTTACGGAGCCGAC